GATTCAAAAGCCCGCGATATTTGTGTAGTTAGTTTGGGTGGCAGTTACTAAATATGGCTGCTAATTATGAGGATGTACTGGCGCAATTAACCGGCTTCGGGCTTCAGGTTAGTAGGCTGGATATTGGCCGTATGGTGCGGTCCAGGATTGAAGGCGATAGAGAAAAACGCGGATGGTATATCATTCATGAAATTACGCTATCCGGTGGCGATACTGTTTTAGTTGGGTCTTATGGGATCTGGCAAGGCGCTGAAGCGAATGCGCAAAAAATCGAACTTGCAAAAGTCGAATTAAGTGACCAACAGAAAGCCGCCATCAAGCAGCGGATAGCCGACGACAAAAAGAAAGCTGATTGGGAGCAAAAGAAACGCGCTGAACAATCCGCCTTACGAGCTGATAAAGCCTGGCGAAACCTGCAAGCAGATGGCGATTGCGATTATTTGCACCGCAAAGGCATAGCCGCACACGGCATAAGATTTACTGATAAAGGCGCTCTGGCTATACCCATGCTGGACACATCAGGCCGCATTCACGGCCTGCAATTCATCCTAGATAAGACTAAACAAAAAGACCTGATCGAAAAACACAACGGTCGTGACAAACAATTCTGGCCGGCTGGCGTTGTCAAAAAATCTCATTTCCATTTAATCGGATCCCCGACAAATTTACTGCTGATTGCTGAAGGCTATGCCACCGCTGCAAGTCTGCATGAAGCTACTGGCTTTCCGGTAGCGGTCGCATTTGATGCGGGAAACTTGCAAAGCGTTACACAGGCATTAAAAAAACGCTATCCACACGCAAATATTTTGATCTGTGCGGATGACGACGCATTTAGCCACTGCAAGCATTGTCAACAGCCAGTAAACATTAACCTGTCGGTAACTTGCCCGCACTGCAATGAGCCGCACGGCAAACGTAATGCAGGTGCAGAATATGCCGAACTGGCCGCGTTAGCTGTTAATGGTCGCGTAATATCCCCGCGATTTTCTGATCCGGATGCCCGTTTCGACCATTATTGCCGCAACCAAGGCAAACTAACCGATTTCAACGACCTGCATTTGACCGATGGCCTGCACACGGTAAGGACACAATTAGAAAGTGCACTGCTTCAGTTTGGCTGGTTGACTACCGCCAAGGCGCGGGACGAAATACAGCAGGGGGGTGGGGATACTCAAAAATTAAAACCTATTGATACCACTGACGAACTGTTAGAGCGTTTTAGTCTGGTCTATGGCAAGGGCGGCACCCTGTTCGACCATCAGGAGCACGTATTAGTCACGCTATCTGATATGCGTGACGCCTGCCAATCACGCGAAATACACCGCCGCTGGTCCGAGTCTCCACAACGCAGCATTGTAAGGCCTGAAAATGTCGGCTTTGATCCTGCCGGTGAAGATAAAAACATTACCTGTAATTTATGGGGCGGCTGGCCCACAGAAGCCAAGGCCGGCAAATGCGACGCGCTGTTAGGCTTGCTTTATCACATGTGCAGCGATGAGCATAACTCGATGGATCTGGCTAAATGGGTAATTAAATGGCTAGCCTATCCCCTACAGCATCCCGGCGCGAAAATGCGCACAACTTTAGTTTTGCACGGTCCGCAAGGCACGGGTAAAAACTTGTTTTTTGAAGCCATCATGGATATGTACGGATGTTATGGTCGTATCATCGACCAATCAGCTATTGAAGATAAGTTTAATGACTGGGCAAGTCGAAAGCTGTTTTTGATTGCTGATGAGGTGGTAGCCCGTTCGGATCTATACCACGTCAAAAATAAGCTCAAGGCCTTTATCACAGGCGAATGGATTCGCGTCAACCCGAAAAACATGGCCGCCTACGAGGAAAAAAACCACGTTAACCTAGTTTTTCTCTCCAATGAACGGATGCCGGTCGTGATCGAAGAAGACGACCGCCGCCATTGCGTCATCTGGACTCCGGCTAAAAAAGAAGCAGATTATTACAAGGCCGTTTATGAAGAGATTAAAAACGGCGGGATCCCAGCGCTTCACGACTGGCTGTTGAATATCGACCTGGGAGATTTTGATGAACATGCCAAACCTCCCATGACCAACGCAAAAAACGAACTATTGAATTTAAGCAAAGATAGCATCCTGCGCTTTTACGATGACTGGATCGGGGGCGAAATAGACGGTGTGCCCAATATGCCTGTGCTGTCCGATGACATTTACGATTTATACAAACACTGGTGCGGTAAACAAGGCGTCAAGTCATCCCCTCTCAATAAAGCGATTGACCATCTATGCAAACGTCCAGGAATGCGCAAAGAGCGCAAGCGCTACCTGAACGGCACTAAGCCAAGCAACCCCAAAACTTTTATCTATCCGCCTCAATGCCTGGAAATGAGCCCCGGCAACAGCGAAACAGGCTGGCTAGGCCAATGCGTCGAGGATTTCAGAATGGCAGTCAAAGAGTTCAAAGGCGGTGCTTATGAATGATTATTGCCTGAATTTAACCAAACTTGTGCAGGGTGTGCAGGGTGTGCAGGGTCAAAAATTGCCACCCCTGCACAGCTACAAGCCACGTAGCCCTAAGGCTTGCGCCTTGTTGTGCAGGGTGTGCAGGGTAAACCTACGTGCCTGCGCGCGAGTGATTCACAAAACCACTCTCCACATAAATAAAAACACGTCTCGCGCGTATATATACCCTGCACACCCTGCACACCCTGCACAGGCCACGTTATTCGTTGGTACCGGCTGTGCAGGGTATATTTGCGCACTGTGCACACCCTGCACACTCTATTTTTTATTAAAAAAATAATGAAGAAGATTATTTGTGGAAAAGATAATGTAGAAAGTTTCAGGTCTGAACTGAAGGCCGTGGCCCCTGATTTTTACACACTGGCAAAAGAGCTTTATACCGCCGGCTTAATTTCAGGATTACGCGGCGCATCGCTAGAGTGTGGCGATTTTTCAGAACAACCCGCTATCACAGTATTGGAAAAGGAAGAAAACGCCGCCACGTGCGAATTTTGCGGAAAATGGCAACGCGACACCGTAGGCGATGGCACCGGCATAGGCCAATGTTTGCTAAACAAACAACCAACCCGGCTTAAATACCCTGGCATGGTGGCTTGCAGAAAATTCGAGGTTATATTGTGATCCATTATCACGGCACGCCGATTGGCGGGACAAGACAAGATGTAGCTAAATTTTTACTAGGTCGTCATGCTTTAATCCCATTTGGTCGAAAAGACGACACTGGCGCTGTTCTTGAGTTTTGCCAGTCGTTTGTGTTGGATAACGGGGCTTTTTCTCACTGGAAAAAAGGGAAAGGCTCGATTGATTTTGATGCTTACTTGGCTTGGTGTCATTCGCTATTTAGTCATCCCGGGTTTGATTGGGCAATTATCCCTGACATTATCGATGGGTCGGAAGAGGATAATTTAAACTGGGTGCTGAAGTGGTTAAGAACGGGGACCAAGGCTAAAGGCGTTCCAGTTTGGCACATGCACGAATCGCTTGGATATTTAGAATGGTTAGTGTCCGAGTTCGAGATAATTGCAATTGGCAGTTCTGGAAAATGGGCAACGCTAGGAACAAAGCAATGGTGGAAACGTATTGATGAAGCAATGGCTATTATCTGTTTAAGCGATGGAAGGCCAAGGTGCAAATTGCATGGGCTTAGAATGTTAGATTCAGAAATATTCAAAAGACTTCCTTTGTCAAGCGCCGACAGCACAAATGCAGCGGTGAATTGCGGAAGTACGTCAAGATTTGGGATTTACATACCATCAACGTCCTCCCAGCGTGCAGCGGTAATTGCAGACAGAATAGAATCAAATAATAGCGCCGCTATTTATTCCAGGGTTGAGAATTTAGACATATTTGATTTGGTGAATACATGCCTTTAATGTCACAAGCCGAATTTGCCCAGCACATCGGCAAAACCCCTGGCTATATAACCCAGTTGAAAGACGCGGGGCGGCTGGTGATGCAGGGTCGCATGGTCGATGCGGAGGCCTCAAAACAACGGATTGACGAAACACAAGACCCCGGCAAAGTTGGCGTATCCGAACGCCACCAAACCGAACGCGAGCAGAAATCCTTTGACTCTGCTCAGGACATGCCCGCGCCGAAACTGGACGACATCGCCGGCAAGGCAGGCAGCGCATATCAGCAAGCCCGCGCGATGAAAGAGAAGTATGCGGCCATGCAAGCCAAGATTGCCTATGAAAAAGAAGTCGGGCTGTTGCTGGTAGCTAGTGAAGTCAAGATGTCGGTAGCCGATGGCGATGCCATCATCCGCAACCGCCTGGAATCCCTTCCCGATATGTTGGCCCCGCAACTGGCCGCTGAAAGCGACGAGCAGAAAATACGCGCGTTGCTGATGGATCAAATTGAACACCTGCTCGGCGAATTATCGCAAAGCTTTCATAAACTAACCAAGTAGAGACTATGACCCACGAACAATTAGTAAAAGCCCTGGTAAAACCCGCTGAACAACTGCAAGAAGAAATAACGCCGGTCTGTTTAAACCTGATTCACATGACGATGGGCATTAGCGGTGAATCTGGCGAATTGCTGGACGCCATCAAAAAGCATGTAATCTACCGCAAGCCTTTGGATATGCCCAACATTATCGAAGAGCTGGGCGATATAGAATTTTATTTGGAAGGCTTGCGCCAACAGTTGGGTATCAGCCGTAAACTATGCCTGCAAGGCAATATAGCCAAGCTAACCAAGCGCTATGAAGGCGGCAAGTTCAGCAATGATTCAGCGATTAACCGGGCAGATAAGCAGTAAAACGAATTAGCCATGAAGCGCTTGACGAACCTTAAAAACGGGGCTATGCTTAAACCACTGCTGAACACGGCAGGCGGGTTTTGCATCCCGGTCGACTCTGGCGTAGAAGTTATGCGCCGCAAGGTTCATGGCTTTTTTTATGCCCTCACAGTTTTGGTGGGTGGTGTAATAGGGAGCCGTGAGGCTCGCCGGACCCAGAGCCCGGTATGCAAACCTGTTACATCATCTACCGCCCTAAGTTTTGCATCTTCGGACGGTGGTAAACAAACTACAGCTCTGGAGTATTCCATGAACACTACGAATATCGTGCCATTGCGCGCACACAACGCCACAATTCCCTTTACTGTCCCCGCTCCAGCACGAGAAGCCTTGTCTCTGGACGAGCAAATAAAAGACTTCCCCGATCTGATTACCGCTGCCATTGAATACATTCTGGCAGACTTCGATTACACGGCC